TCCCAACCTGGGGCACGCTTGCGTTTACGTTTTTTGGTACTGAGGGTTGACATACCCCGAACAAGATGCATACTCATTAGTCCCAATCCCTTTCGTAAGCAGATTGGGCACGTGCACGATCGCCATAATATTCGTCGACGTACTTTGGAGCATCTGTCCAGGCGTTGATGTTTTCATTACTATAGGGATCCATTGATTCGGTTTCAGTTTTCCGAACACGTTGATTACGCTTCAGTTTCTTGTTAAACTTTTTAGCGTGTCTCTTGATAACAGCAAGACGCTGCTTAGAGGTCATATCTTTTGTGATGTTCATTTGTGCCATGATGTACTCCTCGAAAAATAAAGTTGAAGGTTTCTCTTGAGGGATTGCCTTCCTTCCCACCTGCGTTTTAATTTTAACGTCGTATACAGGCTTAACCGCGTTTATACTCACTCGACGATAAGTGCTATGAGCACTCTCGATCGCACATTCGATCGATATGGCGCTGGAGCTTTTCGTTGCTCCAGTTGCTGAAGTTAAGGCTACGAGCATACGATTTGCTCGTACGGTCAGCAGTGATGTAGTACGCATCCTCAACAAGCTCGGTGCGTTGGAACTCGCGAAGAGTTCCGGAAGGAACCCGCTCCGACCAATATTCGATATCGGTGGGGCACGGGAACTTGCCCATCCAGCAACCAGGTTGCTTGGAGAACTCTTCAGCCTCCTTGCGCTGTGCGTTAACGTGATCGACCAGGGCTTGTTGCATTACGTAAGTCATAGGGTGTATCTCCTCTTTTCCTATTATGCATACTATTCTATCACAGTTTCAATAGGATGTAAACCCCCTATTTTCATTTTTTTCAAATTAATTTGAATAAATTTTCTGAAGGTGTGTCTCGAATGCTTCTACTTTAGCAAGTCGATCAGGCCAAAGAATGTATTCTTTTTCTGGGTTCTTTTTTAAATTATTTAAAAGAGGAATGATTGCATTATAAAGATTGTCAAGTTTGTCTTGAGTGGTCGATGCTGTGGATGCTACTTCTTTGACTTGGGTAGTAGCTTTCTGAACTGCTTCAAGTTCTGTTTCATCAACAGCAGTAAATCCGAAATCAAAAATATCGTCAGACATTTTGCTTTCTCCTTTTATTTGCGTATATATCAAATATCCATAGTGCGCCAAAGAACCATACAAAATTCATGGTTAATATTGACTGACTAATAATATATGCGAATGGCAACATAACAAGTATATCGCCTAAGTGAATTTCTTTTTCCATGCTACTATTTATGTCTTTCTAAATTTGGTAGTCCTGACAGGATTCGAACCTGTATCGCTCTCTAATCTGGAGACTGTGCCGAGTATAAGCCGGGTGTTTTACCGTTAAACTACAGGACTATAATTTTGGTACCTCCGGCGAGACTCGAACTCGCACGGCCTAAGGCCTACGGATTTTAAGTCCGCTATGTCTACCTATTCCATCACGGAGGCATTTGGCGGTTCCTGTAGGATTCGAACCCACGACCTACTGCTTAGAAGGCAGTTGCTCTATCCAGCTGAGCTAAGGAACCATACGATTGGGAAAAGTATAAGGATGAATAACCACACTCTCATTGTTAAGATAAGTTTGAGCAACCATAGAGCTCCAGCCAAAAAGAGGAGGAGAAAGGCGAGCTCTATGGTACTCAGAGACTGAACTGCTTCAAGCAGACCAGTCAGTCCAGGTGTCAATGACATTGACAACCTCCGAAAGCTGTGGAACATATTCTGGATCGAAGACGTATTTTAAATAGAATACATCACCTTCGGGCGTTTCTATATGATGTTCCGGCCGAAACCGATAGGTATAACCTTTATGTTCGTGTCTAACCATAGGTGTTGTTTCATTATTTAACATTGATCTGAAATCCTTCTGGTGCATGTTCATTCCAAATTTTATAGTCTTTGTCGCATTGCGTTTGCATTTGACGAAGAACCTGACGTTCGTCTGATCCGCGCTTCCATACGCTGTGATCATCTGACCATTCGTACGACCAGTCATGGCTACGAAGAAGGCTGATATATGATTCTAAAACAAGCATCAGTTATCTCCTAATACTTAATGAAGTCGATCTGACTTCCATATTGCCAACCTTCATCGAAATCGAATACACACCGATCAACCAGATCAGCATATATTTGTTTGACTTCCATGCCGTACTTGTCTCCAACTTTTTCACAAAGTTCGATCCGACGGATTTTGCTATCACCCCAACGGGTAATAACCCTTTCACCAACTTGAAGTGTTTTCATCATTAGCGTACGCTCCAACCAAGATTTTGTTCCACCCAGTTATTACCTTTGTCTTGGGCAATTGCGATGATAATAGCTTCGCGGATTGAAGTATCCAATAGGCTGATAAATTCTGCTGCCTCACCGATATTAGATTTAAGAAGCTTACCAACAGTAGTCGCGTCTTTTGCGTCCTGCTGGTACATATCGGCGACTTTATCTTTGATAGCCCAGTCAGACTTAGCTTCTGCGTGAAGGCCCTCGATAAGTACGTTTAGATTTTTCATTTGGAATCTCCTCTTTTCCTATTTTGTATATCTATTCTATCACATAATCCTGGGGTTGTAAACCCCCTATTTGGATAAATTACACATAAAATGGACCTTTTTTTAGCTTTTCATAATCATTATATAAAGGGCAAACACACTCCGGATATATGATTATTTTTTTATGTGGTAAAACTCTTTTAAGATTATAAATTCCCAAAGATCTATCATGAAGACATTCTTTCCATCTACCACCCATCATTATTATATTATCAAAGTTAAAGCCTTTTTCTAATAATAGGATTTCATTTTTTACATTTTCATTGTAGCCATCAATATCATTCAAATAATCGTTAGTATCTTGATCGTACATGTAATAATTTTCAGGAACTAATTCTTCACAATAAACATTAAGTTTACTTTTCATCCAGGGATGATATGCATATTTGCCATTTTTTGGTCTTATAATTGGTGCACAATATGTAGCAAATAATGCAGCTTCTATTTTACCTTCTTCTTCAAGTTTGTTTATTCTATGTATCATGCTCCATACGTGTGGATCACAAGTAGAATCCCAAACATCTATTAAAATTACTAAGCTTCTATCCATCAATTTGAAAAAGAATTAGTCTCTGCAGGATTCTCTGGCCAATCAACCAGTTTAGATTTTAGATCCTGGTATCCGCCAATATATACATCTCTATCTGTAAAAATCTGGGGAACTGTTTTAAATCGATTCATTTTAAATAGGTTCATTGCTTCTTCATTACCAGGAACTTTTACCTCTTCGTATTCGATTCCCTTTTGTTCTAATAAATCCATTGCTGCATCGCAAAAGATACACCCTGCTTTTGAATAAACTTTATACGGCAAAACTCTCTCCACATCCACAACTTGCTGTTGCATTCGGGTTAATAACTTTTAGGTATGAACCACCTAACTCATTGACATAGTCAACTGTACATCCAAGGACAAACATTTCAGCAACAGGATCGACTACTAGATTTTCAATTGTTGGATCTTCATCTGTTACATCCCATACATATTGAAATCCAGAACAGCCTCCACCTTTGACTGATAACCATACATTCGGTTGTCCTACTTTCTTTAGATATTCTTTTGCAGAATCAGTTATGCTGAGCATCGAGCAAGGCCTTTACTCTTAACTGTAGATGGTGTATTTCTTCTTGCTGATCAGCAATATTCTTTTTTAATAAATCTATATAACCATCTTTTTGAACAATCTCTTTGCGAAATAGTTCAAGCTCTGTCATTTCATGATTTTCTTTAAGTTCTTGTCCGAAAGAGTGCTTTTCCATTTGCTAAACAATACCTCCTGTTTCTCATAGGCTTCTTTTTCCCATGGAAGGTTAAGGTATTCCTCTCTTGATTTGTAGAAATTAACTTCGCTATATAGTTCTTTACGAACATACTGCTTGACGTGAACCATCTCATGACAGATAGTAACACATAAGTCTTCAAGTGATTGTTTACGGTTGACTTCGATAAAGTATTCCCTTTCATCGCCATCAATACACGTACCCTCATATCCTTCCATGTTTTTTATATTTATCTCAATATAACACTTACGGATAAGAGGCATAAGTTCCATATAGCAAAAAGATGCTACATCGTAAACCATATTCCTCTGTCTACGTGTTCCGCCCGTCACTAGGATCATCGAATCTCTCCTCGATAGACTTGATGTGTTTACATTTCCGATAAGCAATGCAGTCGCAATCGAAACCATAATCTGTCATTGTAACAGTATAGTTATCTCCGCGACTGCCAATAACTGGCCATTGGACACCAACTGCCCAATGACCTTTTGTATTTACAATTTCTGAAGCGTGACTCATAATGAAACCTATAACGAGTTAACGTGGATAAGAATTTCACCCATGTTGATATAATCAAACGTTTGGGTAAGCCAATTAATACGATCCTGAATATCTTGACCAGGCTGGCTAACCTTTTGGAGAGCAACGTATTCTTGCTGGTAAAGTGATAGTTGGATCTGTGAGATAACCTGTGGATAGTCTGGACTTTTCATAATATACTCCTCTTTTCTTATTATACAAGTATTGTACCATAGAAAAAAAGGAATGTAAACCCCCTAATTATTCAGGGGGTAAATTTTTCATAGCCTTCCGGTCATACACCTCTGTACGTACATTTTCTGATACAGGCATTTTATAGTTATCGTGTACGTGATGAAAAATAAATTCTACGTTAGGGAACTCTTTGAACATACCAGTCCATACTGGTCTCCAATTAGTAGCAAGACGGTTGTTGTTCATATTTCCCCGGTCGGAATGTTGATAGAAATCTGATACGCTTCTTAAATTAAAATCAAAACAAGAATCAAAACCATATAAATGTACTTCATCTGCTTTTAACCGATTTGCAGCATAGTGTGCGGCAAAGTGACCACAACTAAGATCTGTATAGTTAGGACAATAATCTGGCAAATCCGTATAAAATTCTTTAATCTGGTTAGCACGTTGCATATAAAAACTAGGATTTTTATCCATCCATATCTTAGGTCTCATTCCAACAATCCAAAATCCTGGAACTTCTATTTCGCCACGGGTAATAGCTCTCATCATTTTAAAATCTACAATTGTTGTAGAATACGCATCAGGAACAGCAAATGGAGGTAAGTTACATGTGAGCTTTAAACCTTTTCTTGGCCTTGCTCTGTACAAATGTGAATGGTCTCCATTTCCAATAACATGTACAACTCTAGGCATATCGATTCTTTTCCTTTTCCATTATTTCTTTTATACGAATTTTACCCTTACGGCCAGTCCAATGTATTATTTTTTTATTACCTCTATAATTATCAAGTTCAATTTGGATTCTCATTACGTTATATTCATTTGGCAAATCATGAATATATTTCAACTTGGTAATCGGATTCAACAGAGAATGTAATACTTCCTGATCACCAATATTTGGATTGTCATGAACTTCTTGACACCATTGATGTAAGATAATAGGTTTATCTATAAATCCAACAACACCAGAGTTATGCCAAACTTCACCTCTTCTTTCCGACCAAGGTTTATCTTCAACCATCGAAAGTTTATCTTTTTCAAGTAAATCGAAAATAGGACTAATATCGTCTAAGACTTGACAATCTGTATCAAGCCAAACCGTTTTCTTTGATGGTGAATAAAGCATAGCTCTCGGCTTCTTAAACCAACCACGTTCCTTTACTTGGGTCATGTCAATAACAGCATGAAAGTTAGCATCGACAATCTTACGTGTTAGCTCACTTACACCAAAGTCAGCAAAGATAATTGGAGTATCATTATGTTTTTTATAATGTTTAATAAACCAAGATAACGTCCATTCAGTAGATTTATCACATCCCGTTAGAAATGCTTTATTAAATGATTTCATAGGTTTCTCCAAAACGGTGTTTAGCATGACATCCTTCCTGGGTTTGAATGGTTGTAAAATTATCCATTGCTACGCATGACCACGGATAGTGTTCTTGTAAAAATGGGAAATAGTGTAAATTAAGATATACGTCAGTTGGTTTTACTTCGTTCTGAGCCTGATCCATTAGATATTTTGCACCTTGAGGTTTTACAATATATCCATGAGCACCACCAAAATATGTTTTTTGTGTAAGTGGATTAACGCCTAAAGTACTTGGATTCTTATAATTACCATAGGATGGCTGAGAGAATGTCATAACATATTCAAATTCTACGTCAGTTGGTACTTTAGTATAAACTACAGCATCATGTTCAAATATAACAATCTTTTCATTTGTCTTATAAGATTCTTCCCATAATGAATAGTGCGATAAAAAGGCTGAAGCACAATTAAGTGTCCTAGAATATACCTCGTCAAAAGGCCTAGGATCAATTCCCATATCTTTTAGTTTTTCAAGAGGCTTATCTTTTGGTGTAAATGCGTCCCAGGGTTTTACCTCTAGCCCATTTCGAGCAGCAGATTTAATACATCGTTTTGCTGCTTGTTCTGACAGTTCATGTCCTTTAATTCGAATTACATATGCTTTCATAATCTATAACGATGTAGTTGATCGTACTCCCTGTACTCTTGTATAAAATTTCTGTGTGCAGCCAATTCTTGGTATTAGTTGTTTACACATCAAGGCATCGTTTGGCCAAAGTCCATGCTCTTTTACAAGACCTATCATTTGCTTTGCCCCTTCAGGTTTAATTATATATGCACTGTTACCAGGAAGACCTTGAGGTACACTAAGTTCGTCAATGTTTGGTACAAAGACTACACCGTATTGATCTGGTGCTGAAGATTTAATCTTATTCAAATAATCCACTGCACGTCTTGTTGCAAATCTAGGATTATTGATACTAATTACTAATTTACGACTTTGATTTATAATATTATGATCTAATCGATTAATAAAAATTGAATCATGTTCTAATATAAGATAAGGTACATCGTCGTGAGCGCATGACTTCCAAAGATGATAGTGGCTAAGAGAACAAGCAATACGAGCTTTTGGATTTTGTGTTGGATAAGATGTCTTTTTTAGCCCAGTAGAAAAGTCTACTACTGCACCTTGCCATGGATAATTCCATTCAATCTTTTCGTGCTTCATCATATCGTCAACACGATCTGGTGTAACCGCATCAAACTTAATTACTTTAAAATCGTTTTCAACATTCTTACTTGACTTTAAACAGTTATTTGCGGCTGTCTGTGACTCTTCGTGATTTGGTATTGCAATTACATATGATTTCATGGCTTTTTCAATACTGTATATCCTACGTTTCTATGTTCTCTTTCTGCTATTTCCCACCTATTTTCATCAGCAAATCTAGCCAAAACATGGAACAAAGAATCGTTCGGTCTTCCATTAATAATCGACGTATCGTGTGCTATAATATATTTCCTAACATTCTTTCCATGAACTTCTAACTCTTTTGTCATATGGTTTGGATGATGATAGGAATCAATAACAAGCATATCTGTTGGATTAATTGAACCAAAGCCAGTCGAATCAACCTGTCTTAAATCTAATTTAATATTATTTCTAACACAGTATTCTTGGGCAATCGGCATAAGAAATTTTTTATACCTTGACATATCGGTATCAACAAGACAGATTTCTTTTGGATTACATAACATTGCTGCAGCAGCAGTCCCGCCCTGGTGAACGCCAAGTTCCATATAAGAATTACAATCTTTTAGGTTTCTTTGAATGGCGTCATGTATAGCACAGTAGTATTCACCATGTGCTTCTTCTTGCTGTTCTCGAATAGACGAATGAAATTCTTCCAGCGTTTTTACATGACCTAATTCAGAGTTAATCATTATCTTTCCTTTCACAAACTAAAACTGTAGATCCTTTACTTCCTCTAAATCTATTAGTAATATTTAGACCACTTTTTTCAACCAGTTCTATAACTTCTGATTCTCTTGCATCCAAGCAATCTGCTGGCTCACATACACTATCACCTTCATTATATTCCATATAGATTTTACCTGTTGGGCTAAGTTGGTCCTTCCAAGTAAGTATTGTCTTTTGTGGATCGTTTGTATGGTCAAACGAGTTAGAATAAACAATATCTGCCTTACCAACCCATTCTTCTTTTTGAATAGAAAAATCATGTTGAACTGTCATTTCAAATTGCCATGCATTGTCACTAATTTCTGTTCCAATAATATAAGCATTTGGAAAATGTTTTTGAAAGAATTTTTGTTCAGCGCCATTTCTTGTACCATGACATATAATAAACTTTGCTTCTTTTTTATCTTCACTAATTGTTTCTATAATAGATGGATGTGCGTATACCCAACTTACTTTTGCTTTATTACATACGGTTTGTGCTTCTACATATTCTTCGTATGTATTATGTTGGTATACTTTCATTCGTAGATCCCCCAAGTTGATTCTTCTTGATTAGTAATTCTCCATAGCTTATCATAGTCATAATGATCTGCAGCTCTTAATTGTACGTGTACAAATTTAGTTTCATTCGTTCGTGTATCAACTACTGGCCTTCTTGGTCCAGATGTTTCGGGTTCATAGTGAATAAAACTATTCCATCCTGGGTCTAATTCTACCCAATCTAAATTTGCTACTTCAAGCATAGCATGGATATATCCTTGGTCTGATGCGTAGAAATCACTAATACCATATCTAAATACTTGTCTTTTAAAATTTTCAAATTTAATAAAATTCTTTTTACAATGTTGCCTTCCCTCTTTTGTATAAAGTACCACACCTGAATTATATACTTTGAGAAGACCGTCTTCTCTTCTTGGTAGATCCTTTTTATATGTTTCTTTAATCATCTTAGCAAATTTTTCATCTGCAGCATGATTAATTTGTCCACCAATTCTTTTTCGAATATCGGGTTGTAAACCTTCTGTACAAATACCTAAATGACCAACTGGCACTTCAAAGATATTTTCTTCTAATTTATCAACAGGAAATATATCGCTATCTAGAAAAAGCACACTGTCATATTGTTCAAAGAACGGATCATATACAATTTTAAACTGGCCATAGTGTGGTGTGTATCTTCCAAGATCTCTACCTTTCTTAACAATCCAACGAGGATTTTCTTCAAAGAGGTGTTCAGCTCCAATCCGATTAGCATACTCCTTCATCATACTAACAGAAGCTTTTGTACCAGGTAAAACTGGTCCATCATAATATTGGTAAATTAAATTCTTCATTGCATTGTATCCCAAGTCTCTTGGATTGCTTCTTCAAACGATTTATATTTAAAATCAAATTGTACTTTGAATCTTGTGCCGTCAATTTCTTGAAGTGGTATTTCTTGGAAAGTATCTGGCTTTGGTACAATCTGATGCGGTATATCTAATTTGAGTTGTGTCGTAATACGATCTGCTAAATCTTTAATTGTAATTGGATCATCATCACTTAAGTTGTATATACTATCCATGCATTCAGAAACTGTTAAAAGGTAGATCGCCCGTGCTGTATCTTTTACATAAATGAAATCTCTTCTCATATTTAAGGCGGTATTATAGATAAGAATACCTTGACCAGATTTTAAATTTGCAAGTGCACGTGGTATAATACGTGTTGAAGATAAATCACCAGGCCCAAAGATATTAGCCGGCCGGACACTAATAATATTCATACCATAACACTGACGGTAGAAGTCAGAAAACATAGTAGAAAGATATTTAGAAAATTCGTATGGGGTTTTCGGTTTAGGTTCTAATCCTTCGTGTGTAGGAATAATCTCTTGGTAACCATACACCTTATCAGTTTCGATCGATACAACTTTCTTTACCCCATATTGTTTTGCTGCTTCTAATATAGCAGAAGTACCAAGTCCATTAATTTTGTATGCTTCGTATGGGTTCTTTTCACAGTCAGAAACAATTGGTTTACCTGCAGCATGTACAATATAATCAATATTCTTTTCACAGATTAAACCACGAATTGCTTCGAAGTTATTAATATCGATAGGATATTCTTTTAGGTTTCTGTTGTTTGGTGCTCTTGAAATACCACATACATTATGGCCATTTTGAATAAATTCTTCTGCAAGATGACTTCCTAAGAATCCTGAACTACCGGTAATAAGAACATTCATTATAAAATACCTTTACTAACTAACTCTCTATAATTTTCTATTTTTTCTCTTTTGGGACCTGACGGTGTAATCTTAGTACGAATATGAATAAATCCTGCATCTTGTGGATTTGGTAAGAAACTACACTGACACCAGCGTTTATCTAGGTACGGATGTTTAGTATTAAATCCAGCTTTAAATGCCAAACTGTGTATAATACCTTCATCTTCAAAGTGGTACAATTGATTATAATGAAGCATCCATCCTTCGTTACCACCAAGTTCTTTTCTTAATTTCTTTCTTGTCGCTTTGTCCATTTTATAAATTGCGCCACCCCAATAAGGGGTATTCATATTAGCAATCATCGGATACGTACGAGCAATTTTGTTATGCAGTCTTTTCTGTGTATCTTCGTATAGACCAATACCTTGTTCTTCAAATACGTTATCATTCATTCCTTTTGGTGCAAACATATCTATATCTAACATTAACACCTGATCGTATTCGTCCCATTCTTCATCAAGTAATACTACTTTTTGGCAAGGAGATGTTAGATGTTTACGAAACGGTCTTCCTTTGACTAATTGATAATCTGCACCAACCATTTCTGCATAGTTTTTAATATTCTCCATCGACAGTTTGTCTAACTCACGAAGTTCACCGTCAAAATGTTGTAAAATTATATTTTTCATATCAAGCTTTCAATAAAAATTCTGGACTAATATTCTTGTCATGATTAACCCATCCGTGCCAATTTCTATGGTTATCCCCATATGGCATACTTATAACTTGATGCCAACCATATTCTGCAGCTCTTAATTTGCCTTCTTCATGTAACTTATCTACCTCTTCTTTTTTTACAAAGCCAGCTGGATGTATAATTAATTGATCAAGAATCCACTTCCTCATTTTAGGATTTTTTACATAATCAGATTCGTATAGCTTTTCAAATTGTGATTTATTTGTAACTGCAAAGCAGTTTGCTCTTTCGTTTACACATGTATCATTTACAAAAGGGGTAAAGTTTGCTTCCAGCTCTTTCCAAATAAATCCATCGAATCGCGCGCGAACAATAACATCATAGTTTTCTTTCAATTCATTTAGTAACCAAGAATGTATAATAATTTGTTTAGTATGATGAAGTGACCATTCTATCCTATTCGTACGTTTAATCCATGCCTTTGTTTCCTCCCAATGAGGAGAGGTAAAGTTTTTGATATCCATATAAGGATGGTAATGCATTTCCGGCGGACTATAGTAGTAGCAATGTTCTCCAGCAAAGTTCTTTTCGAAACTATCTTTTTGATCATTCCATGTTGCATAGTAAAAATCTGCAGTTGGAAATTTTTGTTTTAGTACTCTATTATTTCTTTGTAGATAGTCGCTTTTAACTAATCCAGATACACAGACTGCTACTTTCATTTTTTTGTTCCTTGAACGAAAATCCATTCCTTATGACTACACCCAGGCCCAGTAGGTCGATGGTCAATTAAAATATTTTTAAAACCTATTTTTTCTAGATCTTTAACAATCTGATCGTCTTCCATTACACTTACATCGTGTAGTCCATTTGTTGTTCTTGCATGTGTATCATTATCGTAATAACCTGCCGTAAGCAGTATGTTACTCCTAGAGTAAACTCTATAATTGTGAGCTTCTATATCTCTTCCGCCAAATCCCATTTGAAAACAGATATGTCCGCCAGTCTTTAGTACTCTATACGCATCTTGCAAAATAGAATATCTAATATCATAGCACGCAATATGTTGTAAACAAATAACACTGAACCAAACATCATATGATTCATCGTCGATCGGTGTACTTTTCCCATCGCATACGTAAAGGTTACTATTATGAATACCAGCGTTTTTTAAATTAATTTTTGCGTTTTCAATATTCTTTTTACCAATATCTACGCCATCGATTCTTTTGAATCGATCATTAAACTTAATAATATTTCTGCCTGGACCAGTTCCATAATCCAGAGCTACAAGATCCTCCGTATCAAATTCTTTAAAAAGATATTCATCATAATCTTCCCAGTTGTTATGTTTATCATACCCACCAACAACTGGATTTCTATTTTCTAAGGACCATTTCTTAGCAGCCTGCTCATAATGGTTAAACTGCATTTTAATATATTGATCTAAACTCATAGTGGCCTTTCCTTGTTTTTAATAAAGTATTCCAAATCTTCTGGTGTTCCAAGGCCCCACATTTCTTTGGCTTCGTGGATCCGTACAATCTTACCATCTTCAATTGCCTGATTGTAGACTGGACAAACATAAAATTCATTGTTTACCCTAATATTCTTTTCAATCATTTTGTCTGCATACTTAACAAAGTCTGATCCATGTTTCCAGTAGTAATAACCAACAGTTGCGTGTGTAGAAATAGGATTCTTTTCTGCAACTTCTGTTACAATACCACTTTCATTTACTTTTGCAAAAGACCATTTTGGATGTGTTGCTTCGAATGTTACAATGCCACCGTCGGCATCTGTTTCTTGCATTCGATACATAAATTCAATTGGATTCCAATCTACCCACTGATCGCTATTTGCAAAGAAAAGCGGATCTTCATTATCAATAAACTCTTTTGCAAGTAATGCAGTGCATGCTGCACCTTCGGTCATTCCATCAACTTCAATTACTTTACATTTTGGTGCAATTAAACCTAGCATTGTATCAAGGTTATATTTTTCCCTATGCTCTTTCTGTACTACAAAATGGTAATTTGCATCAAGACCAATATTCTCTACAACAACTTGAATCATCGGTTTGTCGTGTACTTGGATTAAAGGTTTAGGAAATGTATATCCTGCAGCTTGGAATCTTGATCCTGCACCAGCCATTGGTATAAGAACATTTAAGTTTTCTGATTTCCATACGTTATTCAATTTAGCACCTTTCAGATTTGATAATATTTTTTGTCGGGTAACATCATATGGGTTATTTACTCTTACATAATTAGCACGGGATCTTTCAGCAGCAAGAAGTCCTGGTGGCGAATCTTCTACAATTAAAGTTTCTTCTGGTAATCTACCCATTATCGACATTGCCTTCCAGTACATTTCTGGATGGGGTTTGGAATTTTTTACATCTTCATTAGATAATATCACTGAACAATATTCCATTAAGTTGGTTTTAGCAAGAGCAGTTAAAACCGTTCGACGTATAGAATTAGAACATACGCCAATTTCATATCCTTGACTTTCAAGTTCTTGAAAAAGTAATACTATCTCATCGATTTGTTGAAGCTGAGATATAAGGCTAATCGTAATTTCTTGCTTTTTACGATAAACTTCGGCATGCTTTGAAACTGGTAAATTTTTATTTTTGGAAAGTAATTCTAGTTTTTCAAATGTCTTTCTACCATCATAGAGATCATGGTGTTCTTGCTCGGTAATAAAGTACTTGTCACCAAGTGCTGTATTTAAAGCATCGTAGTGTAATTTTTTGGCATCAATTAAAACGCCATCTAAATCAAAGAGAACCAGCTTTATCATAATTTAAAATATAGTCTGAACATATCCCACTAAATAAGTTAGTATCTGTATTATCTATCTCTGGTAAAACCGCAATGGATTGACATCCAGCTATTGACGGGCTTCCTGGATAAGCCCATATCCATCCGTGTGATGTGAGTGTATATAAATCAGTATCATGCCAGAAATAATTTAGTTTAGTACTCTGTAGGTATGCTAAAGCTTTTAGGTTTTTACAATGAATCCAAAATTTCGAATTAAATAAATAATCAAATTCAACTTTATGTGTTGGCCCATCGTGTCCTAAGTACCAACCATTATCAAACCAGACATCTATCTCAACGTCGTACCCATGTTCCATAGCTCTCTTAATATAGTATGGATGATTTTCGTTTGATGGCTCTTTACCTTCTATATTACCCCTATGCGATATTAACTTCATTTAACCATCCTTAACAATTCTTCTACATTCTCACCTTTGTTTGGTAACTTATCTTTTAAAAAGAAATGTACAAAGTTTGCTTCTTTAATCTTTTCATTATCTATTGCGGTGTAAAGAGCATTCCATTTCCAATCTAATTTTTGTATATTCATTCTTTCGTTGCGAATCCAATAATTCAAAAGTGTTTGGTCTGTCGACCATTTCCATGGTCCCATACCATCAACAAACATTTTAAATTCTTGCCTACTAATAAATTCCTTTGGGGTTTGGCCATTTAAATATTTAGCAAAGTTTTTATTCATCATCATCATTCCCATATTCATAAATGGAAAGCCTGTCTGGGGATTGTGTACCCAATCAATTCTTAGGCTTGAATATTGCATGCGGGAATAATTAAGTATCTTTTGTTGATACCACGGGAGAAGAGGAAGATCCGCTTCAACTACGCCACCAAAGTCTACCTCTGGATCTAAATCGTCAAATATGTTTGGTGCACCAGGACGAATCCAGATATCAGCATCAATAATACCAATCTGGTCATATTCGTTAAAGTAATCGAATGCGTTTTCTTTTTCGTAGATGGGAAGAAACCCGCCGTATTTTTCGTAGGATTCTTTACTACGATTGGTAACAAATACGTCGGGTTTAATTTTTAGTTTTGGTGTTCTTTGAATTATATGATCAATACCATGCTCAGTACAATAGTCGTCTACTGAATCTGTACACGTATCATATAGTTTAGAACGTTTACCGGTGTAAACTTGATAGATCAATCTTTTCATAACAAACCCTTTTGATTATATATTACTTCTTTTTCGCAAGTGCATCAGCACCAAAGAAAGCTGAAACCAAAACAGCAATTGATGCAAAGTAAGTTGGTGCAATATCTGCAATTAAATTTGCAGCAGTTTCTAAACCGAGTAATGATGTACAAAAGATACCAAATGGGTAAAGTAAAAGTCCAAATAAAGCAAACCATGCCATCTTTCGAATAGCATCTCTTTGCGCATCTTGATCTTCTAAAGCTTTTCTTTTAAATTCCAAATGCATCTCCATCTCTTCTTTTGAGATGTGTCCATCACCATTAGTATCTATTCCATCAACTGCTGCTGCGTCGATAGTCTTTGTTTCTTCTGCCATTCTCCATGCTCCGTTACGATTGTTTCTGCAATTTGCAATGCATGACTAAAACCATTCCGAAGCGAGTTCGATCTATGACCGTTCTCCACGAACCACTCAAGTGTATTTATATCACTTCCTTCGTGACCGTTCATATTAAAGTTTTTAGTAATTTCTTCGAAGTCAGCTCGAAGATTTAGGAATTGAAAGAACTCTGGCAATTGCTTCCTCCAGTTGGACATAAAGGTATTCTTCAAGATCATCTTGATTGGCCTGGAAGCGAATACCAATACCTCCAGCTGCGTTAAACCTTTCAATGTTTTCAGGTTTATCGTCAATCAAAATGTTAGGACGACGGTCAACAGGATCTTTCGTATATTTGTGTTTATTCTGGGTAAAGATCATATCACCGAGATCATCGGGAACAAGCAAATTACTTTCTAACCAACGCCTTTTCCAGTATGCTGAATTGTAGTTATCACCACGTAGTGGAGAGGAACAAATACCCCAACGTAATTTATTTTGTTGTGCTACGTTCTGTATATGATCTACCAACCGTGTAGTATTTTCAAAAGTTTCTAACGTGTAAAAGAAATCTGTATCACGTAGGTCAACAAAGATCTTTTCTTTATCTTTAATGGATTTCCAGTGGTCAACATTGTAGAGTGCTTCAATACCTCCAAAGAAGTCTGCAATTACTCCATCCATATCTAAGTAGATAACACTCATATTGTAACTCCTTGCTCTCTTGCAGCGTCTTGCATGATGTTGGTAAAGATAGGTTCGAACTCTGCTTCGATCTGTTCCCAGCGAACCCTGGATATATATCCACGGGGTGAAACAGGAGCATAACCAAAGAACTTTCTAAATTCTTGTCTACGATTACCAAGACCGTTATTGAAAAGATCGTACAAAAGATTTTGTGCACGTCTAAAACGATCTAGGTGTTTATTCTTCGACTGGGAGAATTCACACCGACCGTGGAGTGGAACAAGATCATTTAGCTTTTCCCTAAGCTCTTCGAATCCGGGATTAACTGCCCAGTTACTTTGGAATAGTTCGTACTGCATTATGCTACCTCCAGCTTATCAAAACCTGAACGAGCGACAATGTAACGTTCGCCGTTTTCTTTTTCGAGGATATCACCAACTGAAATGCTGTGCATTGAAGCCTTCCGATTGATGTCGCCTTCAGGACCGATGTTTCCAATCCTATAGGCTGCGCTAAGATCGTCGGTAGCAATGTTAGCTACGTGATCGTATTTGGAAAAGTTGTTGTCTACAAGCGGGTCCCAACCAATATCACCCATACCGTAGGTGAATGTAGTCTTGGGAAAGATTGCCTCTTGATCCTGGACCTGGTAAACTTTGATCATTGATTTTCTCCTCTTTTTAATTATACTACTATTGTATCATAGCTTCCCAGCTTTGTAAACCCCCTATTTTTATTTTATTCGAATTTTTTTTCGTACGCTTCCTCAAATCCATCTGCTCGTAGATAAGCTTCTTCATTCCACCATAGTCTTTTTAAGTATCCAGGATATGCGCTTTCAATAGTTTTTGGATCTGGGAGATAGCCTTTAACCATCCAGAATACGCGAGCTTTATCTCTAAACTTAGTGTCCGAAGAGCTGTCTTCTGTCATATTCTTTTTTCGTATCAATCAAAAGCTGTATATGATTGTCTCTATGTTCACGAAAAACAATTGGTTCGTGATCGTCTACATCCATAATAATAACTGTATTTGTAATTGGCATACCTGTACGTTCTTCCCACATAACAGCATATCCTGCCATCTGTGCAAAGTAGTTTGGTATCTTGTCGTGCTTCTTTGGTCGTTTGGATGTTTTAAAATCTATAATAGAGGGAACACCATCGAATAAAGCGATGCAGTCACACCGACCAGCCAGCCCAAGATAACGGCTATAAAGAGGTACCTCAAGACCATATATCGTAGTAATATGTTCATCAAGTAGAGGACGAAGCGTTGCGAGGCTTTGTCGAATATGCGGTAGAAAGTCTGTAATATCTTCATTGAGTAAATACTTTTCAATTATGTTATGTACCTGTGTGCCACGAGCTGCAGCACGATTTCCTATTTTATTAGCTTCAGCATCACCTACACGTTTACGCCATGCAGCAAGCGATTCTTCATTTAAGATACTGAGTACTGTTGTAATGCTAGGATACCGATTGCCATCAGGATCAATGTAAGTCCTACCAGACGGCTGTGTATCAGCAACCAAGTCATCATAACCAAGATCAATTGTTTCATGGATAAACTCTTTCATAGCTTAATAGTATTACCCCGGCCAGAAGTTTTCTTTATTTGACCAAGTCTGTCTTTGAATCCATCTGGAACTTTACTATGTAAATTACCAACACCTGATACAAATTTAGGTGTTGATAATACTAGTTCGACTTCATCGCTTAATCTTTTTTTCATTTCCTCGTACGTACAAAGAACTTGCCAAGTTTCATCTGTTCTTTTATTACGCAGCATATAGGTCGGCATATTGGAACCACTCCGGTACTGGTCGCTTTGTCCATACCATGGGAAAGCGATATTGTTTTGTTTGGTAGAATGCACGATAAGATTTAACTGGGTCATCGAACATACATTCTGGATTTGCTTTCATAGCAAGCTTAAATGGCGTCATAGGACCTTTCGGAATATTACGTGGTGGCGATTGTATCTGCCAAAGCAATTCTCTTTCAGTTTTATGAATTTTGCCATATCTATATGTATATTCGTTAGCAAGTGCTTTCATGTGTTCCCAGTGCCAGCGATAGTTTGAATCCGATTCCATAGACCACTTTGTACAAGGATGACCAACATGAACTGCCTTGTAGTATAGCAATTCTGCTTCTAGGTCATCTGCACCTTCGTAGAGATCCCAGTATTTCACCATTGTCTTACCAGACTTAGATGGCCGTCGGGTAAGCTTACCATCTAGTACACGATGTGCTGTTGATAGCATTTGACCCGATTCGACGAGCATTTTAGGTACATGTTTATCGCACTGTTGAATAGCAGCTTCGATAGGGTCTGTTGATAATACAAATATATTCATGGATGATTCCTCTGCCTTTTTAATACTTAAATATTATACCGTATGGGCGCTGGTTTGTAAATCATTATTTTTTCTTTTAAATTAAAAATCAGGGAGACGAACTCCCTGATTTCTATTATGTTAGGAACTGCGTTAGGATTGGGTACGGTCTATCTACCGCCAGGGGGTATAATTATATACGATTTTAGTTTCTCTGGTCTGCCCATTGTTATAAGTGTTTTTAATAACTGAGCTAATACCATGTGCGTTTCTCCAAAAAAAAGAGCGTACTATAATTAGCACACTCCGGTTAGGTGTTAAAGTTTAAAGAATTGAATACCGAATTAAGCTTCGAGTAATCCAGGGAACGCCTCCTTTACAATTTCTTCTGTAAGCCCTTTCGGTACCTTCTTGTTGATCATACCAATAACAAGCTTTGCATCCTCAGGATGAATGCCTTCTATCAAACCGATAAAGATATTTTCTCTTTTAAATGGTGGCATTTGTTCGCCCACACCATTCTTTACAAAATATCTAAACTTTTTATTTTCTCTAAGTAGATTGGATGGATGATTATGGATTTGTGAAGGTGTATAAGGCGGATCACCTTCTGGGATAAGCCATTCGATTTTACTATCCATCGAGCCTTTGATAATATCTTTCAAAGCCCAAGTTTCGTTTTGTTTTAGGATTTGGATTCTATCGGCTTTCTTCTTTTGAGAACCAACCTCATGTAAAACTTCATAAACAAATTTCGCCATTAAATAAACTCCGTTACGCTTTCAATTAAGCGATTCATTTTCTTTGATACAAGGTATGGGAATACTTTGCCTTTGTTACCCCATGGATCTTGTTCCATAAAATTATTTATAATATTTTGTTTTAAAGAACTTGGGGTTTTTGATAAATCAATCAGTGTTTCATTGCGACAATAATTCCTATACCAAGAAGCAGCATAAAGTAATTCGCCATCGCTTAGATCTTGAAGAATAGCTTCTTTCTTTTTCTTTGAAAGAGGTGTTTGTCTACGACCTTCAATAAGTGTATCATCGTCGGATAGTACGTTTGGTACGCCATCGCCAGTGTCGCCTTGAAGAATCTTAAGCTTCAGGTTTTGACGGGGATGACCTTCTTCAACAAGCTTTTTTGTAAGTGGTGACCACTGACTTACATTGTCGTACTTTTGTAATTGTTTAAAGTCACCATCTGCAGATACAATCATAATTGGTTCGAAGTTACCGAACTCTTGGCTATTTTCTACAAGTGTACCAATAATGTCGTCTGCTTCACACTGATCCATATGGACCACTTTATATGGAAAGTTATCACGTATCTCTTCACGTAAGCTATTCAGAATACGGAATGCTTCATTCCAATCGAAAGTAGACTCTTGCCGGCTTTTCCTACGTACGCCTTTGTATTGGGGAAAGTATTCTTTACGCCAGTTATTCGGGCCATCGCATGCAAGAACCATTTGTCCGTAATCTTCTTTGAACTTTTGGTTGTACATACGAAGAGAATTGAGAGTCATATGACGAATCATACGTTCGTCATTCTCTTTGTTAATAAGGATGGTGGCAAGACAAATGCCACTGAAGTCAACAAGTATCATAATTAGGCCTTTACTGGTTCGATGTATTCTTCGGGAAAGTCGTAGGTCTTACAGAACTGAAGTAGGTTTTCAAATGTTCCGTAGAATTCATAAATTGAGTTTCCGCCGCCAGGACCAATGAGTGTTATAAGTTTGGCGGCAATGTCAAACTTAAGTGTATCTTTGATGATTTCTTCGAATGGGCAACCGGCTGCGATGTCAAGTTGGATTGTATGGGTCATAGGTATATCTCCTCTTTTCCTATTGTGTTATAATTATACCACAGGATGCCAGGAATGTAAACCCCCTTATTCTTTTACTTTGAAATTTTCCTTCAGTCGCGATACGTGGTTTGCATGTATCTTACATCCAATAAATTCATTATAGTATTGATCAGAAAGAAGTACGTCAAATGTAAATTGTAGCTTTGCTTCCATATAAGACATTTCACCTTTTGTCTTACACAAATGTAAGATCTCTCTTTTAAATCCCTTTTCGCCTTTTGATTCTAGTAAATCTTTGACACGGGCATTCGATCCATAGTATTTCTGCCAGTCAGATTCTACTATAGTTCTTTTTCTTCTTTTACGAGTTTTGGTTACAGGAAGTATTTTTGGTTTCCAAAAGTTCTTTTTACCAATATACATTTTACCTGTATCAAGTTCTGTTATACGATATACAAACCCCTGATATTCTCCAGGCGTACTATATTCACTATCTTTATAATACCAAGTCATAAAGATATTTATTCGTCTTCTAAATACCCATATTCTGAATTGTTGAGTACTGGTATAGCCCTGCGTCCACACATCGGACAAAAGTCTGGCGGATCATATGCATGTACAACACTTCCCATACCGCATATATCGCAGTCTATTTCAAATTCATCCAGCTCATCCATTCGATAACCTTTCTAGTATTTCTAACTTACGAGTATCGGTTGCATAAAACCATTCACGTATTTCGTCTTGGGTTCTATTGCAACCAATACACTTTCCGTTATTTATAGTACAAACCTGTATACAAGGCGAAGGAACATTAGAAGTCGATTTCACACGCTCCGCCCGCACACGCGGCCGCCGCGAGCGTGTCGACATCTACATATTTCTTTGCTGTTAAATCGTTTTTCCATTCGATTGGTTTGAGATTTTTTTGGATCTTATTCCATTTGTGTAGAAGGAATGCGTCTTTTAAACAGTGTTCAGCTTTGACCGAATCACCACCTAAATAGTTATCAGCAAAGTTATTGAACCTACGAACCCAATCTTGTTTCATTGCATTATCTGATGATTCCAAAGATAGGTCTTCACCAAAGCCTCTTGCTGTTGAGCAAGCAGTCCATAGATTATCGAAACACTTGAGAGCATCAACTACCATACCAGATGCAAAGACTGCAGCAGTATCGTATTGTTTTACCATATCTTTTGCTGTAATGACTGCTGTATTTGGTGCCTGGTTATAGTCTTTATCACCAGACATTGGAAGGAAAGAAATACCTGCAAATGAATGTCTATTTTCAAATACGTATTTTTCTACTTCGTCCCAGTCATCTACAATAATTGTATTTGATACGTTATGACGGATACCTTTATCTGCACAAAGATCTTCATTTGTACCAGCATTGACCCAGTGCTTTTGTGCTTTAGCAACAAGCTCAAGATGTTTTACACCAATGAGATCATCTTTATAAATTGATTCTTCATGTGGAATAATTGGAAACGAAACAACAACGTCTGTACCACCTGCTGACCATACAGATTCTTCAACCATGTATGGATTTGAACTCATAATTGCCTGTGTAATTTCAGACTCTTTGTTCATCTGCACGTTGCGGATATACATGGAAGAATGTTCTGCGTGTATACCTGAAGCAGTTTGGAGGAGTACTGATGCATTGCCACTAGGCTTAACACAAGTAGTACGAGCAGCAGGATTGATGCCCAAGATAGCTGCCAATTCTTTATTAACTTCTTTAACAATCTTTGCTCCCTTTTCAAGGATCTTATCATTGAACAAAATACCGGGATTATTCATCCATCCAGTAATAGAAACTCCAAGCAGGGCTTCTCGATCAAAGATCTTCTTAGAAGTATCTGAGAGAAATTTGAAGTCAGTGTACCCTGCCTGGAGTGTACCGAGGATAGACGCTGCTCTACAGGCCTGATAGAAGTCTTCCGCGGTATTGCACATTCCCCCATTAATTTCTGTCAAGTTACAACCTTGCCAACCTGATTTCTTACCAAGTTTAGGATACATACCAATCTCAACACATGGATTGGTTGTATGCTCGGTTGATTCAACAAAGACAAAACCTGGCTCACCAAACTGTTTAACAGATTCCATAATCTTGCCAAACTGTTCAGCAGTTGTTTTATCTCTTACAATGACGGCAGAGTTGTTTGATCTACCGCGCTGGGGATTATCCATAAACCAGTTACCGGTTTTTGCATTCATCATTTCTTCGTCATCCGGTGAGAAGAGACAGATAGTTGCTGAACGTCTTACGCCGCCGGAGAGTACGGCGTCTGCTGCGTGCATACAAATATCATATGCGTTAATCGGTTTAATTGGTACTGGTTCTTTGGAGTCAAGTACAATACCTTGAAGTAGGTGTTCGATTTTGTCGAGTGATCGACGTAAGCCTTCTGGACCTGGTGCTTTAAATCCACCTGAGATCTTTGCACCTTTTGGTCGAATCTGTGATAGGTCAAAGAATACTCTACGACCTGCGAACTCTGGATATTTACCACCGTCCACAAAGTATGAAGCCATTAGTACATCAAGTGCTGATGCCCAACCTTCAATCGAGTCTTCTACAACATAACCCTTTGCTTGTTTTGTTCTTGGTTGGATTTTCGGTAATTTCTTAACGTGATGTTTCTGTACAGAGAAACCTGCACCGGCACCACAGAGAAGAATATAAAATACTTCACCAAAAAATTCTGGTCTGTCTACATAAGAGGATGTACAATTATACATTCTCATTTGGTGTTTCAATAATTGTTCACCACCGAATTGCAAAGCACGTTGTGCACCAAGTACTCTTTGTTCTTTATATGCCTTTCTGGCTTCTTCAAAATATTCAGCTAATTTATTATTACTATTCTTATAGTAATTTTCATGCATTCCAATAACACGATCTACTGCTTCATCCCAAGATTCATATCGGCTTTCATCTTCTTTATAACGGGAGTAGCCTTCGTAGAATTTAGTTTCCGACAAAAACTTCCTTGTGTCAACAATTGCTGTTGCCATTCTACTTACCTCTTATAATTGATTTCTTATTTAGTTGTAGTATTATATATCATTCCGGGGTTTTTGTAAACCCCAGTTTGATAATAATTTTAGAAATATTTTTCTAACATTTCAATGCGATCGTTCGCTGCAGCCATCTTATCAAGTTCTTCTTGGATAGCTTCTACAATATCGCTATGTTCGCCGATACCTACACTTTGATTCATATAAACCATAATATTTGTTTTGGCTCTTTCAAGCTCACCTTCAGCATGCATACGTGCTGCTTTTTTAAGTTGTTCTTCCATTTTCTAATTCCTCAATTCGCTTTTCTAATTCATCTATTTTTTTAGTAACGTATGGATATTTTTTTCTCCATGCGTCAGTTGGTTGTTCAAACCAAGTCCAACCCCATCTTTCGACAAGGTAATCAAGTGTTTGGTCCAATTTGGCATAACACCATAATCCAGCACGTGTATCTTTAAAGTATGCTAGAAATGCTGCACCAAGTAGTGAACCTCCTATAGCTGTATATATCCATAATGTATCTTCAAACATTCTTTCGATCATTTAACCCTCCTTGACAGTATAGTCAACATAGTTGGGCATACCATGATCCTTTACACCGTCAAGAAGTCCAGAGCGCCATCCTCTGAATTTGTCTTTAATTCTCTGCCAAAGAGTCATTTTTCTGATTTTTCCGTAATGGTTAATATATACCAAATTCCCATGATGTTTATAACCCATAAGAGCAAGAGGAACAGTAGTAACAACATCGTTATTGTTTACAAACCTCCAGTGTTTTGTTTTAATTCCTTTAACGAAAGATCTTGTTCCGGCTCTTGGTGAACCGAAAGTATATAATTCTTCGACTGTCCTAAATTCTTCTATGCGGGAGGTACAGATAGTTGCCATTGCAGCTCCTAGAGAATGCCCACATACATAAAGTTTTTTATCGTTATGTTCACTTGCCATTGGTTCTATATGTGACCAAAGTTTATCTAATTCACCACGGAATCCGGAATGTACCCATCCATCTGTCATGGATTTTCTTGGGAGTGCGTTCAGGTCGGCAAGTACGTCTGATAGTTCGGTTGGTTCCGTTCCCCTAAAACAAATACCTATATTATCTTTATTCCAAACAACATGACACTGTGCTCCATTGTTTTCTAGGAAGATATGGCTTGTCCAGCCTAACTTTTCATATTCTTTCTTTGCTTCATCACCATCTTTGTAGGCAATATCTGCCATCCTAGCGTACTTATTCGCTCTCTCCAGTTCCATCTTCCTTTTTCTCCTCAGGCTTTACTGCTTCTTCATAGTAAACAATAATCTGGGTTTGCTGATTGATATATCTTCTCAAGTCAGCAATATTCAAAGCAAGGTTTTCGTAATCTTTCATGCTCAAAACGACAAAAGCAACTTCACCATACTGTTCTTCATAATCATTAAGAAATTGTTCTAACGTTTCTTTTGTTACTACACGTACACGCGTATCAATTAGCTGGAGCGGCTTCGGTCTCGCTACTACTGGTACTGTTGTCTTCTCCACCTTGACTACCGTCTTGATCTCCGGTTCCGGCGGTCTCCCGCTGCAGCCAGTCAGGAAGAGGAGACTGACTGCCAGAGCTGTTGCCAGTGTCTTCCATGAAGCCACGCCATAGTTTTGCTGTTGCGCCATTCATCTTTCCTTCTAATACCTGGGCATCCTTTAGCGCCTCGACTACGAGATTCATTCTACTTAACTTACCTCGTAATTCATCGCCATAAGCTTCTGCCTTTTGTAAATCTTGTTGTAACCGATTATTCAATTTTCCCATCTTTGCAACATCAGCTCTTAGAGTATCTACACTTGCATTTGCTGTTTGTACAGCAACTTCTAACTGTGCGTTGTTTTCTCTTAGCGTGGCAATGCGTTGTTGGGTGTCATTATAATACCAGTAACCGACAGCTCCGAACGATGCTATTAGACCGGCTATCATCAATGCCATGTAAATTTTAATCATTTTGTGGTTCTATAAACTTTGCAAATCTTTTGAGTACTGCAGGCCTTTTCTTTTTTCTTTTATCCTGCGTTATAGTTGTTCCAAACTTAGGACCCATAACAGTATCAGCTGGACTTGGTATCGATGCAGTACTAACTGCTGGTGCATCTTCTGGAAGATCCAATGTCTTTGGATAGCCCTTTTCACCAGGCTTTAGTTTGGGTTTACCAGCTGCTCTACGTTTACGAATATTATCCCAAATATTTGGGTGACTAGATTCACCTTTTGCTCTTGCGATTGCATCAGGAGTAGGTGCACCTTTCTCACCTTTCTTCCTCATCTTCTCGCCTCTTTTCCTTTTGGCATGTATATTTGCCCATAGTCCTGGTTTCATTTGTAAATCTCGCTTATTGTTACGTATATTTTTTGATTGGTTTTCACATGAATTGCTTCATAGATATCTAATCCAAATACATCACCAACAGGATAACTATCCTCAACCACACGAATTTGATCTTTAGCAAATACCCATTCTTCAAAATTCTTATTCAATATTTTAGGATTCCTTACTTGATATATTCCGGGTATTAATTGTTTATCTTCAAGTAAGAACCAATTACTATTAGCTTCTGTTAGAAAATCTAACTTATCAATATTGCATCTTTCTATAATTTGGGAAATGTCTTTATCTTTGAGTTTACAATGCTCCTTAATTAAAAAGAGTGCTGATGCAAAAGAACCTAATTTAGTACCACCACCTGGGATTTTAGATACCAGTCTTTTAACGTTAGCACACAGTCGAATGAATGGGGTGTATGCTGACTTCTTTTCATCATTATCTAAACTTACATTACGATCTCTTTTACCATTTTCATCAATAATGCCTAACTTATAAGCATCCCAATTTTTCCAGTCCATAACTAACATTCGAATAAATCGAAAAGTGTATGTAAGATCTGCTGCTCTTTTAACTAAACCCATTATATTTTTCTTAACCTTTCGATTACTTCCTGATCCATATCAATACCAATATACTGATTACTTTCAATATACTTTAGAAAAATCAAAAAAGGCTTGATAACAGGCCAATGTCTATCATCAAGCTTAAGATCCAACATATTTAAACCTGCTTCAATACCAAATGAATTAAATATCACAATCAAATGATTCAGTATTAGTCTTTCACCTAATTCACCATTATCTAAATATCGATTTACTAAACGCTTGATATATTTAAATCGTTTCAAGTCCTCATAGAATTCTTCGATATCAGAAAACTGAGGCTTATAATAATGTTTTGCGGCGTAGAGAAGTAAGTTCTCTTCTGTTAACTCATCGAATATCATCATATAACTATATATTAAATATTAGAAGAGTGCTTCTGAAATTGTATTTCTTATCTCGTCAGCTGATGCCTTTTTATCAATTTCAACATCCCATTCCTTTGCGGTTTTAATTAACTCTTTTTTAGTCATGGGTTCTAGATCCAGTTCAACAATATCCCAAATATCATCTTGTAGAGGATTGTAATCTGGATCTTCTTCTACTGGATCAACGTTCATAGTAATTGTAACTTGCTCTTCTACAGATTCAAAATATGCATCAATATTCTTTTGGGAAATAGAACCACCAACTAATATTTCTCCGGTTGTAGGATGAACCCAGCCACGCCGGGTTGGGATTGCATTCTTTTGATTATTAGGTGGTTTAATTGCCATTCTTCATCTCCGCATAAGCTGCTTTAATTCCAGCCAGTTGATCTCTTGTTTCTTCTTTCATGCCAGCCTTTTTGGTAATATCTTCAGGTGATGACATTTTCTTATCACCATCTTTTTTATCGTTTGACCTGGCTTTCATACTTGGACCAGCACGACCAGCTTTGCCTACGTCATCGAATGCCTTCTTAAGCATATCAAGATCGGTAGTATTACCTTGGATATCTGACTTCATCTTTTTTGCGCCGTCGCCTTTAAGATTGTTATCCATTGGTTCTGCTTCAGCAGCACCTTTATAATGTGCTGATCGATCGCCTTCAAGAACAGCAATTAATTTATCTCTGATTGTGGATTCTTTTTGTTCCATTTCAGACTCCTTACTCTTAGATCCAGAATCCAATTTCGGGTTCATTGTAGCGGTTTCACCGGATTTTTTCTTTGGATTCTTTTTCATGGTAACAAGACGTTCTTCTTCGTCAGAATTATCATTATGTTTTGCCTCGTTTGTACTACTGTTAACAGCTTTTGCTGTATCTTTTTTCATTGTAACAGGATGTTTTTTCCCGCCAAAATTGAAATGTGATTTACCAGATTTATGTGCAGCAGCTGCCGCTCCCATAAATGCGTTACGTTCACCTACCGGAATATCTTCCGGAATTACAAATGATTCCGTTGCCGCGACTTTTGCTTTACCTGTCATTTTATTGACTGCCATGTCTGTACCTCTGTTTCGATTAACAAATTTTTTAATTCCTTTTTTCATTTGTTTCTTTTGGTCTTCTGGACCAATGCCTGTAGTACCGGCAGATTTTCTACCAGCATCAGCTGCTGAAGCTGGAACTTTTTTAAGGTAACGACCAGCCAAACCTTTTGAAATTTCTTGTACTTGTTTCATTTTACATCCATATGTTAGTTGTTATAGCTCCGGCGGCCGCTACAACAACCACCCAAAATAGTTTGTGCATAAACTGTACAGTTCTTTGATTATCAAGAACTACTCTTTCTATATCATCTATTTTTTGGGATAACCGATTGATTCTTTCGTACATTTTATCGTGATCGTCTGACAATGCTGCAATCTTCTCCTCTGCCCTGGCCATAGCGACCATTGCGTCGGTTAGTTTATCTAGCTTTTCTTCTATTCGGTCTAGACGTGTATTTGTTGTCTCTGCCATCAGTTATCCCATTAAAATAAAATATAGAACTATTTATAATAAATTAATTCGCTAGTGGATTGTCAAGTGCCTTTTGTACACGATTTTCTAATCTTTCTTCCAGATCTTTCATTGCTTGCTTGAGATCTGTTTCAAGTTTTTCAAGATCGTCATTTATATTCTTATTCAGCCTTTCAGCTTTTTCATCGTAATTATCATTTAGTTTGTCTGCACGTGTTTCATAATCTGCTAACAAAGACGATGACTTTTGGTCATAATCTTCTTGGAGTGCATCTCTCTTTGTTTCAAATCTACCTTCAGCAATTTCAATCATATCAAATATATCTTTTTCAAGTTGACGCATACGAGCATTTAAATTATCCTCAGTATCTTTTACTATATCTTCATTACGATCGCCTTGTTGTTCAATCTTCATTACATCATCACGTAAGTCCGATTTAATGTCTCTTGTATAGTCAACTGCTTCTTCTAATTTGGTTTCAATTATTTCCATACGTTGTTCGAATGCACCGATATCTAGTCCAGCAACTTCCTCTACCTTTTGGTACATAAGGAAACCGCCATAGAGTGCACCAACAATAGAGCCAACAACAGCAAGTAATGCACTGACTGACATAAATGAAACTTTAATACCAAGAACACGAAACTCTTTACTTTTCAAGTTTTCTATATTCTCTTCCATGTTTTCGAGTTCTTCTCCAAGATTCTTATCAGGCACTTTCTTTCTCCATGTAGCAATTGTGCCTTTGAGAAGATACCCATTTCAATTCTTGTATCATTCTATTATACCATCTTCTGTCGTATTGATCATGAGCCTTCTCCATATCTTCTTTTAGTTGGCTAATACGGATTTCAATATATGACTCTGTATCTTTTCCTTTTCCCCTTCTCATTTTTACCTCCTATACTGCATATCCACCATTTCTTGGTGTAGCAATTGTTGGGCCAAGTTATTCCTTACGCCAGATCGAGAATCTGGTACATTACTTGGCGGATAGAAAGGAACATCAGGATATGTACCACCTGCAAGTGCAACCTTATATGAATCAAATCCTGGTACATAATTCATCATAGCTAGCATTTCGGCTTGAGCTGCTTGTTGCTCATCCATTTCTTCAGATTCAACTATTTGTTCCTGTAAACCTGCTGCTTTCTGTTTTGCAGCTTCTTTTAGCTTTTGTCCTTGGGTTTGTCTCTCTTCAGAATCATTTTGATTAGAAGAAGAACTGCTTTGACTTTGAGTTTGAGCATTTCCCACCCCCAAAGAACTTTGAGTTTGATTAATTTCCAAACCATTTGATTCTCCTATTATGTTATTTAAAACGAACGAAACATCATTTGCCGCGGCGTTGATGGCGATCCCAATCGCATCCACTTTTTCTTTGGTACTATCTGATCGTTCTCCGCTGGCTTCTGCCTGATAAACCGGGATTGGTTCTTCAAAAGTGCTTTGGCTCGTATTGTTCTGGATCGGTTCCTCATAAAAAACCTCCTGTATTTCTGGTTCAGGTACAGCTGCAAGTTCTGCAGCCTGTTGTTCTAATATTGATTGTGCTA